GTTTCGTATCTAAGCTAGGTTGTGATAGTCGCAACTGTTGTAGCATATCTATAACAATGTTGTTAAAGCTTTTAAAAGTTACCATATTTAAGCCACCCTTAGAGTAAATGTATCTTCTACTACCGTAAGCTTCCTAGTAAGAACAGAAATCCCTATTTCATATATTCGTGGGTCTGTTTCGTTTCTTAATACCGAAACACCTCTAATCGCCGCAATGCTCTCACCAGCCGATACATATTGCGTTCGGCCTTGACTTTTCTGTAGTGCTACCAGATTACTAAGAGCTACTTGTACGGATCGTGCCACCTCTGTTTCTAATTGTGTAGAATCAAGTATGTTTCCAATAATACGTGCACCAAGTGCGCTTCCATACCAACGAAAAATTTTATTTGATCCGGCTGATGTTAAGATGATTTTTAAAATATCTTGGATCAGCTTTTCATTATCATGTACAGTCTGAAGTCCACCATCAGGATTTAATCTCAAATCATTGTCGGTAATTTTCAAATCAAAGGACATTATGTCTCCTTTTTATAAACAGTACATGTTGGAGCTAAAGGTTGCTCTGAGCTTTTATCATTATAAACGGTCTTAACAGTGCCCCTTTGCCCTCTGGTTTTTCTATTGTTATTTACTTCCACTTCTTTTTGAAATAACAAAAATAGCTGTAGAACTGTTTTTTCTAACGCTTTAATGGCTGTCATCGCATTCCCAACTGAAGGATTAACACCTTTTACAATAGTTTTTAAAACAGGATCAGCTTTCATCGCCGTTATAGCATATTTATCTAACAAATTCAGCAGTTGTTGTCTATCCACAATAAAAAGAGCAGCCATTACCATAACCACATCTGGTAGTGACAATCCGGTAAACTCTCCGGTCATAAGGTCCACAACTTCAAGCCTGATTTTCTCTAAATTTTTAATGTTTTTTTCCATTCTTGTTTCTAAACTGGCTTTAGTCTCTTTATTCTTTTTAAGATTATATGTGATCAAATCAATAAAGGGGGTGTTCAAAGCTCCAGGCGTAATATTTTTAGTTCCACTTTGTTTAACATTTGTTTGTTCATCCTCATCAGATGGCAGGATAGCAATCAAAGCTTCATCAAGCGCAATTCGTTTGTTAATTTCTTTTAATTTTTCACCTTCCGCCGTACCATCTAAATCAACTGAGGATTCAATGCGCTTTCCATATATGCTTTCACGCGCAGAGCCCGTTTTTATAACTATATTGGGCCTGGATTGTCTAAGCAAATTTAGTCTGTCTTCATTTATTTTCACCCAGCGTTTGGCCAAATTTCCTATGGCATTGAGGAACTTATTAATAACAAACTCCTCTAATATAGTAACCTTTGAAAATATCGCGCCATCGCCAAAAACCGCAGAGAACTCTGTGGGGCCTAATAAACTTTTAAGAGATGAAGAGATGTCCTTTTCCAAATCTTTTTGTTTTTCCGTTTCCGAACTTTCAAATTTCAAAAACCGTATTCTAATTACCTGCTCTAAAAACGGCTTCCTCAAAACGGTATCTCTATCGACCATTCTTTCTTTAGTGTCATTTAAAAATGGTCTGGCTACCTCATTCATAAGTGGCATAACCACATGAGATTTGTTATCACTAATGGATGGAATCAATGGGAAAAGTCTTTTAAATACATCACGTGAATTGGCAGTATCATTTCCATTTTTTGGTGGAATTTTTGGTACGAAGGTTATTGACGTGCCGTTCAGATCATCTGGTATATTTGCTTTAATATCTATAGGAGCATACATTGCTTTTGCTATATTCTCATTCATATCTTTCGTCCCCATCTCATTTGCGATTGCTGATAATTGTTCAACTCTTCCTTGAAGAACAACATCTAAATCTTCCGTGTTGCCGTTGGCATCTGTATAAATTTGATCACTATCAGTAAAAGTTTTTCCTACCAACAAAGAGCGAACCGTAATACCAAAACCAGGTTGTAACACGGTTTGCTCTTTTTTATCTTTCTCATCTGTGACAGATACAAAATATGGCAAACCAATTAGTCTAAAGAAAGCATTTGTCCGTGATTCGGTTGGAACCTGAAAGCCCTCTCCAGTCTTATCATCTTTTACCTGTTTAAACGAACGAATACCCTCAATTTCACTCATCATCCTTTTGGCAAATCCGATTACATCAAATTCTTTATCAGAAAACTCTGCCATATTATGCTCCCCTACCACGGCCCAAAGGCTCGGTGGAAACCGCTGCGCTAGCTCTACGTCTGGCTTCTTCAGCAGACACAAATTCTACCTGAACTTGTTGAGCAATTAGGTTATATCCATCAAAATATGCCACATCTCTTCCACCAACTTGAGCTGTAATTTGCGCTATTCCAGGAACAAGACTCGTAATTGTAGCGAGATACTTACCAGTTGGATCATACCCATCAAGCTCTGTAACAACTGACGATAGTGTGCCAAATGTAGTATCAAGCTCTACATCAACAATACCAGGTGGGACGGTTACTCCGAGTAAACCACCATTTCTATCATACGGAATAAGCTCTATATTTGAGTATTCTCCTACTACCTGTATTTCTGGAGTCACATTAAAATAATATCCATCTGCAGATGTTTCTGGATCAAAGATAATCGGATATATTGTTTTAGCATATGCTATAGAATCATCTTTAAAACTATTGAGTGCCGATGTAACACAACTGTTTAAACTTACAATTTCGGTAGCAATGGTTTGATAGTTATCCAAAATATATTGAGAATCCACGTCAACTGGTGCAACCTTTGCTATACATGAACCTATGTCGGTTAACAATCCACTGTAATCTGGAAGTGCCGGAAGTGTCAGATTTGCCATATCAGGAAATCTATTTTGTAAAGCGGCTTTTGTAGCCTTTATGGCCGGATGGCACCCAACACCAATTAGCCCATTTCTAATCAGCTCTTCATGATTTATATCAAGTTCAAACTGAAGACTGCTCAATACAGTAGGTGCTGCGGGCTCTAATTTCCAACGAATATGTTCATTGGGAGCACCAAAACTCCAAGTGCTTGTGGTTCTTTTCAACAATACATTGTATGAATCATATTTGCTTTCTATTTTCCAAGAGCCGCCATTAGCATATGATTGAGCAGCACCTCTGGTATCCTGCATCGTTATGTATCTATCTACAGAGCCAATAGGAAATGTAAATGTTTGTGTTTTAGTATTGAACCTTGCATCCAACGGATCAGCAAATGCTGCTCCAGACATATCGGTATTAGTTAGATATCCATCTGAACTATACTCGGGAGGAAGTTGATATAGTGTAGCATATCCACTAGAATCAACAGCAGTTACCATATAAGTTGAAATAGATCCGCTCTGTGTTACGCTTAAAACATATGGGACATCATCTTCGCTCGCTACCTGACTATAATCCAGACCTTTTGGAAAAAATCCTCTCATTTGTAGGAAATTTGCTTTGCGAGTTACAGAGTAAAACAATATCTGATAGCTAAATCCATCTGAGCCATATAGCACTATAAACTGTCCATCAACTCCGGAAAAGCTTGTCTGCTGTAGCGTTGTTGGACAAATCTCATCAGAATCTCCACACTCACTACAAGAACCGCCGCTACCAAGACATGGGAGAGCAATGCCAGCCGATAGAAGGGCTTGAATCATAACCCAAACCGCACTAAGTACTGCTAAAATTCCAAGCACATTATAAATTTCTTTGATTAGGGCTGCCAATTTAAATGCCACAGATGTAATGGCGTCTTGATTTTGCTCTACAAACACATCAATAAGATCTTGTATGTTTTGTATTATATCTAAAATTATTGGCAACAAAACGGTTAGAATATATTCTACCATTGCCAAAACAATTTTGATAACACATATAATAATTGCTGGTAAAGCAAGTTGTGGAAATATTAAAATAAAATCTGGCAAACATGTGCCAAACAATTTGATAAGAGAATAAATTAGGCAGAATGGATTTGAAAGACAACATAAAACATCCATTATACAAGCAATCATTTTGAGCACAACCGCAACAACACCATAAGCCGAAGCAAAAGAGCTTAAAATTCTGGTGTGATCCGCAATAATATCACCCAAATCTATTGTAGCACTTGGAAGAGAAGAGGGACGAATTTGTGCCCCAGCTGGACATGTACAGTATAGCTGATTAAGCCATTGAGAATATGTTTTTGTTTGTTCCTCATTAAGAAATATAGTTGCTACATCTTGTTTTGGTGCGGTCATATCCTCTCCGTTATTTTACTATTCTAGCAGTTCTAGCGACATATTTTGGTGGATTCTTATAAAGTTGTATTTTTGGAGCATCAAGAATCATAAGACCTTTACTAGAAAGGGTCATTTCTTGACCACTTACCAAATTTAGTCTGCCTGGCGTTGTAATGGTAACGCCTGTGTCATCAATAATTAATACTGTATCGTCTGGCTCTGGCCCAGACTTATCTGTTGTTGCCCTGCGTATTTTGATAATAAATTTGCCAGATCTGAATTGATTTGGATCCAATTTTAAAATCTGATCTCGTGCTTCTCCCCTACCAACAAACCTTGTATCTACCTCATCACTTCCAGATTTACCAATATAGTCAAAACCACCGACCTCAATAGCAACCGTACCATCCGCATGTACAATAGCACTACGGCCAGACCTATCACGCCCTAAACGCCACACAAGCGCTCCAGCAGTATCTAATACCCACGATACACGATCTATCGTATTCGCTCCAATTGATGTTTCCAAACTACCATCAAGACTCATATGAACGCTGCGGCCACCTGCATTCGGTTGGTTTAATAACACCCCAGAATTATTGGAGTTTTGTGTAGCTGGAGTTACATTGTCTTTTGGCGGTGCTGGGTTAACTTCGTTCGAAACCGCTGGCAGGCCGGATCCAGCGGGAGTTGGTGCTTTTGGATCGTTCTCAACAATTAAAGCCCAATTTGATGCGGAGTTATTAATATTTTCGCTGATTAAAGCTCGTGCTGTTTTCGTAATATCATGAAAAGCTGTGCCAGCTTCCACATTTAATGACATCATAGCCTGTGATACACTGCCAGATGGCGTGCCAATAGAGTCTTTTTCAACCCAACTGGTCTTTTTCCCCTTCATTCTGTTCTCTGGCGGGTCACCAAGTATTTTAACTCCTCCAGGACCGACTTGTTCTATAAAGATATCTCTATTTTTTTCATTTCTGTATAATTTTTTAGTATCTTCAATATTATCGCGGCCATTGACACTGGGATTTCCATTCGAATCTATATTTAAAACACTGGAGTTTTCATATCTGGAAACTACCGGGACATTGCCAGTTTCGGACGTAGCAGGAATGTTAATTTTAGTTAAGCCCTCTTTATCAACATCTATAAACCATCTGCTTCGATCCCGAGCATTATTTGCCACGGAACTTATTGATTCATTCCAACTATCAAACATTTCAGGCTTTTTGGTGGTCTGTTTTTTATTAAAACGAATACCCTTTCTGGCATTTATTTCCATATGATACGCAACACCATGCCTCACACCCTCAAGTGTGTTTTTAAACATAGAATCTGTATCACTAGCCGATTGAATATCTATAATTTTCCTATTAATATCAAGAGGATTGCCGAAAATATCTACAACGGTTCCACTTATTGTTTCGATTAATTCATTAGGATTGGCCAGTGATAAGCTTAATGCGTTGCTTCTTCGCTCACTGCGATCATTAGAGTTCGGAATTGGTATACTACAAACACTCAGTCTTCCCCTCTCCTCTTCAATTGATCCAACCAGCCAGTTTCTACCAAACTCATAGATTATTTGCCTATCCTCTACAAAAGGAGGGTTTCTGCCAAAATCTCCTCCAGCACTCGTCTGAGAAAGGCCGCCACTTGTATATGATACCTGTTTGTTCGGATGCCAACCAACCTCTTCAAGAGATTGCTCAGAATCAAGAGATGTAAGAAAATCAACAAAACTTTCTTCAGAATTTTCTATTTTTACATCACGACGAACAATACCAGCAGCCTTTATTCCGTGTTGAGATACGACGTAATTAGTTGGGGTATCAACCTTCACAGAACAACGAAAACTGTTACTTCCGCCGCCTATGATAATTCCTTCTCCAAACTCGTTTGTTAGCACAAGTTCTTCCAAGTCTGAGCTTAGACCTATAGTTGCTCCTGTTGGACCCTGGATAACAATATCACCTGAATTCAATATAGGAAAACTTAAATCATCGTACTCTGATTCTTGGATAGAAACCATATCAGAATAGTATCCTGTGGTTGGCAAAACAGCCACAGGCACATATTGTTTATAATTGGCCATGGCAAGAACAACAATTGTACCAACCTTAATTCCCACAAAAATACCAGAACCGCCCTTATTTCCAAAAGGATGGGGAATAGGAATGGTTGGTCCATCGCTATCATCATCAAGCCATCGTGTGATTAAAGTGCCATCGGCATAGTTCACACTTTTAACGATTGCCCTTCTCACAACAGAAGATGTATACCTACTTGTCATTTTGCCCATCCATTTTTTGGTGGTTGACGTAACCGCAATTCGATTACATTTTTAAGTGTTCTATCCATACTAATTGTTTTTTGTGTCGCAACCAAACCTGATCTTAACAATTCTTTTTCCGACGGACTTAAATCCTTATAGTCTTCCGTCTGCTTAACATGAGTTTTTTGTAAATAAGAATCATTGACTTGATAATCAGATATTTCTTTATCTACGTTGTTGGAACCACTTGATAGTAAATCGCCGCCAATTCCATCCACTCCTAAACCATTTTGTGGCTCGGCTGGAGAGTATGGGCTATTAAACCAACTCCTTATAGCATCGGCGCGAGAATCCTGAAGATTCTTGTCACCGCCAAAGGATACGATAAATATTTTTGAGCTTTTAGTCGGGTCTGTATCTTTATCTTGTTTTGCTGCCAGAGCGGCTCGTTTCAGTTCCTCAAAGTTTCTGGTAGCATCCGCTCCCTTTAAAAACTCTAAACTACCTTCCTTAAACCTGATAACTCCCTCAACACTGTCATTTGGAGGCACATCTCTTCTAACCCTATATGCTGAGCTGGACCTACCTTTTTCAATCAATCCCTTACCAATAACATCGATAGGAGTAGGAATATATTCCCCTGGTGTGTGACCATATTTTAATACAAGAGTTGTGCTAAATTGTCCACGATATGACACTGAGTGTTGTACAGACTCTACATAATATAACATGTTCCTGTGAGTAATATAAACAACATCTCCTAACTGATAAAACTCATTTCCCATAACGGTAATTGTCCCAGTTACAATATTTTTTCTTTGTCTGGATAATAACATTACAGCATATGGGGCACACTGTAGCTCCGCGCTCCAAAAGAATGGTTTGTCATAGGCCCGCTCATTTCTCCAGCCATATTGCCTCCACAGGTCAAAATCTGCGCCATAGGCAGCATAAACTGGTATACTTGCCAAATTACCACCACCCTCTCCAACAATAGGCTCAGTACCATTCACCTGAACCGTTGTTATATCTGGAGGATGCTCTTCAAAGCTTGCGGTAATAATGGTTTCATCTTTTATAATAAATCGCTCTCCAGACATATGACCAAGAATATTCTTTGTGTCATCTTCTACAAGATAATTATACAAGGAACTATTTTGCCTATAGCCAGTATCAATTAAGCCTTGAGGAGAAAATGCCAGATTACCACCCTCATCCAAGTTGGCTATTTGAACTGTTTGTTCCAATACCTTTCCAAGAGATAGTAGTAGTTTAGATTTTCTACTTACCAAATCAGCTATATTGGATACAATACGAGCAATATCAGAAGACTTATTGGTTTGTCCATTTCTTGACACTCCAACCTTGGCTTTATCATATTCTGGAATGCTGTTTGGGCTACCACCACGTCTTTTCAATAATTCTTTGCGCGCATTATTATATAGAGTATCACTACTATGTTCAGTTTCCTGTTTATTTTTAGCTTCTTTCTGTAAATTTGCCTGAGATATAGCATTAAAAACACCGCCAGATTTTCCAGCGTTTAATTGATAAGCAACAGTTGCTTTATCAACAATCTCTTTAAAACGTGCTTTTTCTTTTGGATCAACAGCAATACTCTTTTTAGGTGCGGTAATTTTATATGGAGATCCAGTTTCATTGATAAAAAACTCATCGCTTCCAATTGCTCTTTGAACATCAATCTCACTTCGGAAACCAAGAAGCGCGCCGTTAAGTATAATTTCTGCCTGTAATGTAATAATATCATTAACAAGAGATTCTTCTCTACTTAAAAACAATTTTTTAAGAAAATCTGGTATTATACCAATGCCAGTAGATTTTTCCATAGAGAATAAGTTATTAAGCACGCTAGCAGGGGTTCTGTTATATTGTGGTGGCCTAAATACTAAATGTCCTTGCGTATCTACAAAAAACTCAAAGTTTAGTGTCTCAGCAACCTTTGAACAAATGGCGTATGGAGTTTCCCATTTTCCTTTCCACATCTCCGAGGTTTGCTGCTTAAGCTGTAGAATAAATGCTTGAATATCATAATCTTTATCGTACTCATCAGATATGATTAAATAGTTTGAATCTTTGCCACGAACAATATCTTCTCTTCTTCGTAGTGCCGCGTGCCGCAACCTATCACCAAACAGCTTTACATTGCCATTTCCGCCAGCCAGTTCAAAAGTAATATCATTTCCCGCGATGTACAAAGCGCTCCCTTTAAGAAATTCTCCCTCTCCCTCAAAGCCCATAATCTCATCTGATAGCGCTGATTCTTGCTTAGCCAAATCACCAATTTTTCCAGAGAGTGCATTTTTTACTCTTGGATCTGCACTTTTCTCAAGATTATCTAATTTATCTGAGAGTGTTGCTGATTGTGTTCGCACCTGCTGCAAACGAGAAGATTTTTGAACCAACTGCCTTTGAATACGCAAATTTTTAGCCAGATCTGCTGGACTAATTTGTAGTGTTTTGAATGGAGAAAATCCTCCCTGCACAACATTAAGAGATCTCTGAACATCCAAAAATGTATGGAAAAATTGCCTAAAATCATTGTAGGACGTGTCTTTAGAAAATGCACCAGTTTGCATGGCCGCTTGAACGAATCGCACCGGATCATATGGAAAACCTGTTACAAGAATACTAATTATGTTGGCAGAATCCATATTATCAAATGCCGTATTTGAACTAAAAAATCCAACTTCTCTTCTGAGTTGGCTATATGTAACCGCCGATCCGTCTTTTGGATCAGTAGTGGACATATTATAAGTGGCGGTCATAATGCCAGGCTTCCATCTATATACCAGCCCAGGGGCGTGTTGATATAACGTAATAATATTGCCACCAACCTGACGAACATCTTGAGCCATACTATCTTCATCAACAGCCTGAACACCAGTATGTTCTCCTGTATCGAAATATATTCTTGGAGAGTTTGCGCCGCCGCTGAGTATTTGTTTATTTTCATCCAATAACTCTACCTTGTTGGATGGCAAACCCGTTGCTGGGTCAACATCAATTTTAAAAGGAGTTAGAGGATCATAAATAATACCCTCGATCTGTGCTAAAGAAGGAGAAGTGTTGAATCTTGAAATTTTAAGCCACTCCATGTTTGAATCACAAGCAACATTTAAAACAAACTTTCCAGTTCCGGCATCAAACTTATCGGTAACTGTTTTTACCAGACCACCAAAAACATGAATACCGCCCTCGCCGCTGCCCTGTAATGTTCGTAGGGTTTTAAAATCCCTAAATGTCATATGTTGGCCTTCTTTTCTCCATTCTATCTCTAAAAGCTCATCATCAACCTGCGTTCCATTTTGTAAACCAAGCATAGTGCCAGCAGCATTTAGTGATCCCGTTACTGTACCAAAATTGAATTTTTCGTTTGGATCTTCAATATCACCGGTTTCGCCAAGCCTTCTCGTTCCGCCATCTATTAAAACGTGGACGGAATCCATAGGTTGAATTATGGCTTTGCCCATATGATACAATCTTAGTTTTTCTCTCGTATATCTAACCTCTTCCTTAATTTTAGAAGAATTTAAACTTCCCAATCCCTGAAGAGTATTTTTTCTCATCGCAAATTCGTAATTTTGTAGATTGGTCATCACTGATTTGAATAGCGTTTGCTCGCCAGCGCTCAACTCATGTGGATCAGGTATATCATTAAGATTATCTTCTGTTAACTCAAAACCAATTGCATCTATTGTGGCCGATACACCAGCATTACTTCCGACTCCTACCGAAAATGTTATAGCACTTTTATTTCCACTTTTCCTTGATTTTTGTAGATTCGAGTCGGCAGCTTGAGCTGTGGTCAGTGATAGTCCAGCAGCTGAACTCACAGCATCAACAAACCTTGAAAGAGCCGTTTCTCTAATAGCCATTTCTATATCATTTTCATCCACTATTAAGATGCGGTATGGATCTTCAACCTCAAAAGAACAACTCCCAGATCCATTTAGATTCAAACTAGTATTAATAGAAGAAATTGCTGTTATCTCAAAAATGCCGTTGCCAGGTCCAAGCTCTTCAACAAGTGGCAAACCATCATCGATAAAGTATGTTGTAACATCTGGCGGTTGTCTATCATATTGTGCTCTTTGAAGTTGCATCGCGGATGTAAAAAAATTGCTTTGCCCAGCTTCTTCACTAAGAGTAGATACTAACGATGCCAAAATTAATCCAGGATTTGCGCCCAGTTCCTCTAGGCGCTTAATTTTTGTCAACCTCTCATACATAGCCATCGCTCCGCACTTGGCCGCAACCAAACGTTTAATGGCCCTCAAAAGCCATTGTTCTGCGGAATCCATTAGTGTTGGGTTATATAGATGTTGTAATCCCGAAAATGCTTTCTTTTTAATTATAACACTTATGTGTGGGGTTTGGCTATATACTTGCCTAATATTGGCTTCTTCCAGGGCTGGAACTTTTCCACCTTGAACTACTCCACCAGGAATGCGCTGACGCCCATCTCCAACATAACTTGGATCAAACTGCTCCTGATTAGACCTACCAGTCAACCTGTCTATAACATTGTTAAGATCGCTTTGTAGAGCACCAAAAGAGGTTTGGGTACCACGATCTCTATTGGATTGTGGCAATCCTGGAATACCAATCGCATCGCCAAAATCGCCCAACATGTTTAGTGTTTTATCATCTGAAAGGTTAGGCTGGGTCGTTAATATAATAGACATTATTCTTTCGTGCCTCCAAAACTCATTGGTGTGGTTTTAGCATCAGATTTATAATAACTCTTTGGCTTACCAGAATCGAGATCCAATATTGCTGGACTACGATTATAAGACATAATATTAAGACGTTCACCTCTTCTATCAAGAACAGTAAATGACATGGTATAGTTAAAAACGCCAGGTCCATTGGATACTGATTCGTTTACATCAAAGCTCTCAAAAAATCCTTTGAAAACCCATCCCTGATAGTACAGTTCGACAGATACGGCAAGCGATCCTAATGTGGGAAGTGTAGCGGGAGAAGAGCTTCCACCAAGTAAACCTGTAACCAATCCGCCAGTTAAACTGCTAGCAAATCCTCCACCAGATTGTGAAGCTCCTTGAGCTATTAGGCTGGAGAGGTTTCCTCCAACAGAAAAAGAACTGACTCTATCAGCAAGCATTTGAGCAACTTGCTGAAATGAGTCCTGCTCTGCTCTATATACTTTGCGTAGAATATTAATACCCTCGATACCAGAAGCCCCAGTGGTCCCCTGTAATCTAATAGTCGTAAGCTCTTCACCCCAGTATTGTATAATAAATCCGCCCTTTGTACGCTGCTTTTGGATAACTTTCTTCTCTGATATATCCATCTGTTGCGGGTTAATATACATATCTACGAAACCCAAACCTGGAACTCTCCAACGTATAAGCTGACGAGTTTTTTTGCCTTTAGGCGTTTGAGGGTTCTCCGCTATAATATCTGGAAGTTGTAGGTTGCCTTCTCTACTATTATATTCTGAAGCCATTTTTCCTCCGGGATAATGTTCTGCTACTCTGGAACATTTTCTCCGTTAATATATTTTGGGACCTCTTGTTCAATCAGATCCATAACAAACTTTCGAAATTTAGGCTGATCGGAATCAAGTTTAATGGTAATGGTAGATTCTGTTTTTCCAGAAACACCTTTAAGTTCTGCGGCCAGTCTATCTGGAGGTAATGCACCACCAGCTCCGGGCTGTGCCCCAGTTCCTCTGACGTTTTCGGGAGTAGGACTAATATTGCTTGAGCCTGAAGCGTTCATTTTAGAATGTATATCTATTAACATTTGGCCCATTCTTTCTGATGACATGCCTGCTGGAATCATAGCGAGATTTTGCGTTTGTGATGGTGCTTCGGGACGAATAAGCTCTCTTTGTGTTGACCTGCGCTCCGTGCCCATAACACCACCCATAAGATTTCTTATATCGTTTGTTCCTTTCATTATTGGGCTAGCTCCCAGCTTTCTTCTTCTTTCAAGTTCTCTGCCGCTTAGTCTAAAAAGACGCGCAGCATCTGCTCCTAACTCTTCAGCCCCCTCTCTTCTGGTAGCTTCAGCAGCTTTAACATTACCAGCAGCAGTTTGTGCTTGTGCCCCACCATATTTTAAATGGGGAGATTCTAGCGCGGAAGTAACTTCACCACCACCACCTCTTATCCCCATTCCAGTTCCCTGCATAATAGATAAATCGTTAGCCATATTTCTTAAATATTGATTAGATGTTCTTGCTCCATCACCAAATGTACGCTCAAGTTTTTCTATAGCAGTTACTGAATTTAATTGTACATCCGCTCCTCGTTTCATAAGATCATTAAGCTGTTTACTACCATCTATTCTGGAGATTCCGCCACGCTGTACTCCTTGTAAAACCTCTAAAACTCTATTTTGTTGTTCTGTAGTTGTTATTCCAGTAAGTTTACCAAGCATCTGTCGTTGTAGAACAAACTGCATTTCAAGTTGAGGATTTTGCGCAGCTTCTTCGAGAGTGATTACTTTACCGCCACCAAATTTAGCCAGACTTCCGGTTAGCGCCTCAAGGCCTTGTTCTAATCCACCAGGAGAACGCATGGCCAATTCCATTTTCAACGCCCCACCGAGTGCTGTAGCACCTTGAAACATGCCGCTCATCATACTGATAAAAGCACGATTTTGAACGCTCATTCCTGCAATGCTGCTTGTAACCTGGTTAACAATTTTACCGATCGATTCAACAGCAACACCACTAGAGGATAATGTCGTAGCAAAAGACTTCCACACATTCGTAGCCATATCCGCATTCTTACCAAAAATGCCAAGAGAACTGCTAGCATTCAAAATCTGCCTAGATGCTATATTAAAGGGCACGCCAGAATCTGTAACGGCTCCATGGATCTCACCCAACATATTGATGAATGATTCACCATCACGATTTAACTGTGTAAATGCTGTATTTTGAAATCTAGCCGCTTCTGTAGATGATAGACCCCACGCCTTCATTCCGACCTGAGCCAATTGACTTATGGTAATATTTTTATCTTGAAGATATGAAAAATTTACTAGTGCTGAATTTGCAACTTTAAGAGCATCTGGAATTAAATGAACAGCCTGAGTATATTTATTTGCTTCTTCTAAACCAAGACCAAGCGCTCTTGCGCTAGCCCTCATTCGTTCTGGAAATTGTTCTGCTTCAGCATCTGCATCTTTAATGCTTTTGCCAAGAGCCATAAAATTAAAACGCGCAAGATTTTGCGTGTCCATAACTTCTTTCAAACTTTGATTAGCTCCACTCAAAAAACCGGATGACAGTCCCTTAAATTCTCTTATTGGACTGGCAATATCCCTTATAAAAGACATTTTGTTTAAAGCCATCAAACCAGCGTTTTGTTCAAACATCTTCACCATACCATCTAAACCAGATACTACATCTGTTTTTAGAGTTGATGCAAGTTTTTGATTTTCGCCGCTTGCGTCCCTAGTAGTAGAGATAAAGTTTTTTAATTCGTTAATAATGTTTCCAAGAGGCTCTGACAAAACCTTTTTCATTGCTTCATAGGCTGAAGTTAACTTTTCAACTGAGGCTGTAGCAGCTTCATATCCGGCTCTATCTCCAGAGGCTAACAGCTTGCCGGCTTTTTCAGTGACGGCAGCAATAGCCACCCCAAGCTTGCTCATATTGTCGGTAGTAGCAACAGTAATTTTTGATAAAGCCTCTAATTCTACTGGGGTATATTCAGCCATTTATAACCTCATTTGAAGGGTGTAAAACTAACGTCATCAAGATCCATATCTACAATTTGCGAATATTTGGATGTTAATCGATCTGACTTAAGCATTTCCATTACATCAAGTTCGTTTTCACTTTCTCCTGATAACGCCCTTCCAAAAGTATTTTCTAGCATATCGTTAAAATCATCGTCTGACATCGTAAAGGTGTTTTCCCTGGCATCTCTAACCTGTTGTACGCCTTCAGGGTTCATAAACATTGCGTTATGTTCAGCAACATCCCTTAACATCTCAAACTCCTCTTTCATATCTAAATGGGTCTGCATTTGATACCATATCAACTGAGCATCGTTTGTTGTTTCAAACATTGGGTCATCGACACGTTTTTGATATATCTTGCAAAGCTTCCAGCGAAGCCTGTGTGATGGCCCCTCGGCTAGTTTTTTACTTGCTCTATCCCGAACTGCTTATCGCATCGTTCAGAAATGTCAGCAAATGAATCAAGAAGTTTGCCTATGACAGGTGGCTGTAGTGCCACAATAATCTCCATCTTAACCTGCATCTCATCTTGAGAAGGGCTTGGATGGAAACTGGCTAATGATTTTCCATTGATTGTGTCAATACACAGTGCCAACAGTTTGGTGTTAAAGTTAAATAGATCACCATCGGCAAGTTTTTCTGTACCAAATTCTCTAGCTAATTCCATTCTTTCAGTTGCACTAAGAGAACGTAACACAAATTTAACATTCCCGATAGCAACCTCTTCCTTAATACATCCCAACTCTATTAGGGACTGCAAATCTATTTGGGGCATTGGCTCTTCTTCTTTTTGCATTGGCGCACCTACGGTGCCCATAGTCTTATGACGCATCTCTATCATTTGATATACCTCTCCTGTTACCTAAACGGTTTAATTAAATTCAATTAAATTTTGAAATTTCTTAATTGATTGGTTCATCAGATTGTTGGTGGGAAAAAGGCCGAGGGAAGTATGATACCTCCCTCGGTCAATAAACATTATTCTGAGAAAACAGCGTTTGTGATGTTTGCCACATCCATGGTGCCTCTGTAGCCGGCACCAGGCGTTGCCCCACCAGAACCAGAATCTGTAGCGGTCTCTCTGCCATAAGTATCGGTCTGCGGCTGAATACCACGAGCGCCTCCAGTAACGGCAGTGCTTTGGCTGTTGCCAAGATTTGTTCGGATATCTTCGATCCAAATCTGAGCCTCTTCCTGAATGATGAAGTTATCAGATTGATACCGTGGAGAATATCTGGCAAACCAGCAATTTTCAAGAGTATGAACAACAGCACCCTCACCATCTCCATTGGTACGATCAATAATCTGAATGTCGAATGGAAGCAGTTGAGACTTAATGTTAATAAATCCTCTCTTAAAAGCCTCTGTTAGTCTCAAACGATCAAACACTACTCTCGTAATGGTTGCCTCGAATTCGGTTGGCTTGTTTGGAACAATTTCCAAGATTCCGTCAAGACCAATCTCTTTGACTCTTTCTAGGCCTCTGCTCTGCGTAATGTTAATACTTTGAATAGCACCAACCGTCTCATTCTCAACCTTTATCAATATTTGAGTCGAAAGACCTGTGGATATGTTACTTCTAAGTGTACTACCAGAAATAGGGTAGGTCGCCATTTAATTAGTCCTCCAATAAAATTAATTCCTTATCTTCCTGTGTCTAACTTTTCGTATCTACCAATCTGTCCCCTCGTATCTGTTGCCCGCTCTATAGTATCATATTCATAAGCAATGCCACGAAGTCCACCAAAAACAGCGCTTACACCATTACGAGTGGTGGTTACATATTCACACCATATTTGAGCAGATTCAGAAACAATAAAACTGTCTGACCGAAACTGTGGATTATACTGACGAAACCAACAATTATTAAAAACATGAACCATTGCGTCACCAGAACGACTTACCTCAGACTGATCAATAATATGAATATCAAATGGGACTCTTTGAGATTGTAGGTTAATAA